GGGAAAATTTTCGGGCGGGGTTCCGGGGGGTCGCAGCCCGCCGCTACAGCGGAAATGAAGTTTGGTTTCATGGTCAGTTTTTTCCGTGCAGGAAATCTTCCGTCACTTTTTCAAACGCGGCGGTGTAATCCGGCAGACGGTCGGCGATGACGTGGCTGATGGGCGCGCGGGCCGGGATGGTGATTTTCCAACTCGCCGCCTTGGCGGCCATGGCTTTTGAATACTTCGTGTCACGTCCGGCAAAAACGAGCAGCTTCCCATTTTTCCCCTGGCGCGCCAGTTTGCCGCGCTTATTCGTTTTCATGAAAACCACGCCGGCTTTGACGGTGCGCTCGAAAGTCGCTCCGAATTCATGCACAGCCGGGTAACTGACACCGCCTTTGCTTTTAACATTTGTGCCAATGCTGCTACTGACGCCCGTGCCGAGGATGATGGCCTTGCTCGCGTTGAGCGATTTCCGATAATTGTAGCTGCGCGGGGTCAGGCTGGTGTCCGTGGTCGGGCCGGACAGATGCTCGGCCTTGATCACCTCGACGGTGAGTTGGTTTTGATAATCCATCGTGCGCGCGCAGGCGCGGGCAAAGCCGGCCTGATCCTTGATGCGCGGGATGGCCGCGATCAGGTCGCCGGATATTTGGATGTCGAAGATCATACGAGGCTGTAGCGGATGAATTGAGCCAGCGTTTCCTTCACTTGCGGCACCAGGTCGAGATCGCTGAACGAAACCTGCGGCGTGACGCGGCCCTCGGCGGTGGCCACGATCTTCACGCCACGTGGATCTATGGTTTGCCAGACGTGCTTGCATTGGAGCAACCAGGCGAGCTTTAGTTCTCCGGGAAGAATATTTGCGCCGGTTGGCAGATTGTTCGGGTAATCCACATCGTTCGGTTCGGACATCCCCCACCAGTAGCCACCAGTGAAAGTGAAGCGCACCTGGCCGTAATAGGGTCCCACGTCGCGCGGGCCGCAGTCCACGATGCCGTTGGTGAGATTGAGCGAGCGAATAAAATTGGGATCAGTCTGGGTGACCCAGCCGTCCGTCTCGGCGATTTTTAATTCCGCCAGGGACACGGATTCGAGCGGCGTGCGCGGTAAAAGAAATTCGCAGCGGTCGGCGGTGAAGACGGCCGTGTCATTCTCCACGCGCAAAAATTTGCGGTTGCAAAACTGCTCGATCAGCCCGGCCATGCCGAGGCCGAGATCGGCGAGCTGCACGTCATAGGTGACGCCGGCGCGCAGGGCGGGGGCGAGCAGATGCTGCTTGAGCGTGTCGAGGTTGGAGAAGCCGGCGTTCATTTGGGCGTAGGCGGATTGGTCGGATCGGGCGGATTGGCCGGATTTTTTTCTTTGGGTGAAACCGCCAAAGGACGCGGCGCGGGCTTGGTGACAACGTCACGCGGCCTGAGCATCCGGTCCTTTGGCGGTTGATTTAACATGGTTTTAACGGGTGGTTAATGGTGGCCGTAACGCAGTTACTTATTGGCTCTGACTGTCGTAGTGCGCACTGGCTGTGTTGATCTTATTGGTCACGAGCGCGGGGGTGATGGTCAGCGCCACGAGGCGGCCGTAGTTGCCAACGAACAGGGCGTCGCCGCTGAACGCCGCCGTGGTGGTGGTGGCGCTGGTGGCCGCCGGGGCCGGGATGGTGGTGGCGGCGGACATCAGTTCGATTTCATCACCGACCGTGGTGCCCACGCCCCAGCCGCCGGAGGCGAGCACTACGCCGGTGCCGGCGTTGGGTGCGGCGCCGCCGTTGCTGAACCAACTGGCGACCGTGCTGGAATAACACGTCCCGCCATGCTGAAGCACCATGACCGCCGAGGCTGACAGCCCGTTCGTGCTGTTCAACAGGTTCGTCACACTGCTCGTCAGCAGGTTGGTGTAAGTGACCGCATAGGCCGTGGTGCCCGTGGTGAAGGACAGCGACGAGTTGTTGGTGTCCGTATTATAGTTCGCGTAAATGACGCGGACTTGGGAGGCGGAGTCGAACGGGAAATAGACGATGGCCGGAGCCGCCGCATTGCCCACCGCGCTGACTGTTTTGTAAGTGGGCAGGGCGGCGGACGCGGGAAGCGCCAGCGCCACAGCCGTGGCTGCAAGGATGAATAATTTTTTCATTTGTTTTTTTTGATGTTGCGGTTAGTCACCTCCCGCTTGGTTTAATTTCAGTTTTCAGTTTTCAGCATTTCAGCTTTTGCTTTACGCGGCCGCCAGTTGCAGCGCACCGCTGGACGCCTGTCCCATCTGGTGGATGTCAAAGCGTTCGAGCGCGCGGATGCCGATTTCGTCCGTGGCGAAATAAATTTCGCGGCTGGTCTCGACACTCATCGCCAGGCGTTCGCCAAAATACCACCAGGACAGGTCGCCGAAATAGACCTGATAGGCGCCGACGTTGGCCGTTTTTTGATAGACGGGCATCGTGTTGACCCATTCAACCTTGAAGCCATCCAGCGACGCGGAGCCGTCCGCGTTGTGGACATAGATCAGCGGCTGATTGAGCGTGTTAAACGTGACGAACAGCGCCTCCATGGTCGGATGCGCGTAGTAATGGGCCGTGCCGAGCACTGCGCCGGTGACCGTGCCGCGCAGCGAACGCATGTTGTTGAGCGTGATGTCGGTCGGCTTGGTGTTGCCGGCCGCGAGCACCACGAGGGCGGCGGCGCCGTCAATCGTGGCCTGCGCGCCAATGCCGTTGATGTTGTTATACGTGGCCGTGCCGTCGCCGATGAACAGGCAGAGGTCTTCGAGCTTCGCCATTTCGCGGGCGATGTAGCGGGCCACAAACTGGCCGACCGCGATGATGCTGTCCGCGTCAATCTCGGACGGGATGCGCACGATGCCGCCGGCCTTGCCGGGCGTGAACGTGACGAATTCCATCTGCGGGCTGCGTTCGGTGATGGCGGCGCTGACGGCGAAGAACGAGAAGGCCGGTTCGCCGGTTTTCAACCGGGGCAGTTTGACCGAGGACATGCCGAGCGGATACATGGTGCAGAGCTGGCGCGCCTGGCCGTATTGATAAACGAGTTCGGCGATCTGGGAGGCGTAGCCAACCGGCAGCGGAATGTCTGAGGCGGTGAGCGCGGCCTTGGCTTCCATGCCGAGGAAGCCCTGGGCGCGGCTGATCAAGTCTTCCGCGTTGCCACCTTTGATCTTATTCGCCTGCGCGGCGCGGATGATGGCCATCGCGCCGAGGTAGTTGGCACAGTCGTCGGTGACGTAGCCGGTGCCGTTGACCCAGCGGACCTTGCCTTCGGTGCCGGAAAGAAAACGCTTGGACAGCTTTTTCATTTCCGCGTGCATTTCATCAATGCGTTTGGCCTCGGCGGACATGAGGGCGGGGATTTTCTGCAATACTTCCAAACCAAGGTCCTTGTCTTTCAAGCCTTCAAAGAGCTTCGTGTGGTCGGTGATGAATTTGCCGGCGGCTTTCGTCGCGGTTTCAAATTCCTTGATCTGCTCGTCGCTCAAGGCGGAGAGCTGGAAGCGGTGCGAGTGATGTTTGCTCATGCCAATCTGGAGCAACTGCCAGGCGGCGATGACGAACAGCGCGCCCGCGAACGGGAGTAGCAGGAGGGCCGCGACCGCGACGGCGGCGAGCGACGTGAGATGCTTATACTTACGGAGGAATTTTTTCATTTTGTTTTCGTGTTTGATGGGGACGGGTTTATTTTGCAATCACTCGACAGAGTGACCGCGCCATTTGCAGGAACCGCGCGTCATGAACTCCCGCGCCGGACGCGCCGCCAGTGGCATCGGGAGTTTGCTTTTCATCACCGCAAAATTGTTTGAGGTAGTCATAGGCATCCTTCAAATCGGCGCGTTGGATCGCGCCGGACTTTAATGCCAGCCGCAGGGCGTTTTGATTTGCCGGGACCACGGTCTGGGCAAATTCCAAAAGTGATTGTTTTTGGAAATAATAATCCGGTTCGTCGCCGCCCTTGCCTCGCCGGCCTTCTTTGGGAATAAAGCCGACGCTGCCGGTGCGGATGGTTTTTTCCAAAACCAGCCCCTCCGCCAGGCGGCCGAGCGGATTCGCCTTGGAATAAGTGATCCCCAAAATCAATTCCTTTGGCGTGGTCTCAATCACCTCGGCCGTGCCGATGGCAAAGGCGATGGAGGAATAATTATGACAGTCGGTGATAACCGGGTTGGCGCGGAAATCTTCCACGTCCCAGCCGGTGGGATCAATGGTCTCGTTGTAACGGTCAATGGTCGCGTCGCTCGCGCGGAAATAATAAACACTGCGGCCATCGGCGGCTGTGCCGGTTTTAAATTGTTCGGTCTTCAGGCTCACGCGCAGACCGGCCTGGCCGTTTTTTAGCGTGACCAGGCGGTCACCGAATTCAGTTTGGAGTTCAATCAGGGTTTTCATGGTTGGGGTCTGGGGTCTGGGGTCTGGGATTTAATGCTGGCGCGCAGCGCCCGCAGGAACTTGCACTCGGTGAAAGTTTCGTTGTAAAGGTGAAACGCCGCCCGGATTGAGCGATTTTGTTTTTTAGTTAATGCCTTCAAGGTTTAAACCCTTTCTTTGAAAATTTCATTTCGCCGACGCCGAAGATTTTGAACGTGCGGGACTTTTCATCCTCGGAAATTTTTTGCGCGGCCAGCACGTCGCACTGGCAGTTGATGATGTTCCCTGGACCAGCGCCGAGCGAGTCGTCGAGCGGCTGCATCATTTGGTCCACGATGCCCGCTTCATCCGGCACATCGAACGGCTGGTCAACTGGAATCGGCGCGTCGATGGTCGCGTCCTCGACGGACTGATGACCGAGGCGGTAATGCGGGCCGTGGCTGCCGAGCCATGATTTGTATTCGATGCCCGCGTCCACCATCGCGTCAAAAGCGGCCTTGGTGGACGCGGAGTTGACTTCGGTGCGGGCGATGACTTTCGCTTCGCTGTCGGCCAGGTCGGTGAACACAGCCTTGACGCGCCCGGCGAGCTGCAAGTGCGTCTCGCCGTTCGTGACCCCTTCCACCAGCGAGGTGTTGAGCCGGTTGCGGATCGTCTCGCCGCTGTCCCGGATCGGCTGCGTCCGGCTGGCGAGATACTCTAAAACTTTTTTCGGCGGATACTTCCACGGATCGTCGTGGCCCTCCGGGCTGGAACCTACGGGCTGGAAGCCGATTTCAGAAAGCATATTTTCACCCGCCGCCTGCAAAGTGGAAGTGATCGGCGTTTCCAACTCGGCGTTTAAAGCCTCGCCAAAGGCCAGGTGTGAAAAGAGAATATCCACCAGTCCGCGCGCCTGCGCGGCGGGGACGCCGGCCACATCCCAGGCGAGCCGGCCTGCGTCTTTTTGCAAATGCACATCATCAAGTTTCGCCAGGGCCTTACCCCGGAATTTCATCAGCACCTTGCCAATTTTTCCCTTGAATAAATTGACGTGCGCCTGGCGGAAATTCATGCGCTTGCGCCAGAGCGCGGCGGCGGCGGTCGGTTTGGCTTTCGGTTCGATGTTGAATGTTGAATGTTCAATGTTCGATGTTTCCGATTGCCGACCCTCCCCGAGGATCCGCCCCATCACGCCAAACGCTTTAGCAGCATCACCCGTTTCATCCATCGGCATCTGTCCTCCGTCCGCCGGAGCCGTCTCGCTGGGCAGGGCCGCATTGGCCAGGCCGTCCGCACTGACCTCCTGCAAATTGAACGGCAGAAAACTTTTCCCGCCCCAGGGATACTCCGGCAGGCCGAGATCGAGATTCTCATTCACGTCGTTAATCGGCACGCCCATCGCAAACATTTTCGAGCCGGTGTCCCAGCGCGCCCGGCGCGCGGCCTGCATGATCGGGAGCGAATCAATGTCAAACCAGCCGACCAGGTCGTCGCCGAAAGTTTTCACCACGCGCGCGAACGCGGTTTCAATGCGGGCGCAAAGACCGCCGATGGTGGATTCAATGAAGCTGGCCTTTTGCGCGTCGAGCGAACCGCCCGCGCCGCCGTCGTTCAAGTCCGCCGTGAAACCGGCCAGCGTTTGCGGCACTTTAAAAATGGCAAAGATTTCCTGGCGCAGAAAATCGCGCGTGGCGATGAACTGCATGTCCAGCATCGAGAGCGTCGGTTTTTCCACTTTCGCGCCGCCGAAGAGAAACAACGGGCGGTCCGGCGTGCCGGCTTTCCGCTTGCGCTCACGCAGCGCGGATTCAATCGCGCGCCGCTGATCGTCGGCGAGGATTTGATCCGTCGTGACGATGACGCCGGTGTCGGCATTGTTCAGCCAAAGACCCTTGAGGTATTGCGCGCCGGCGAAATCGGTTTGCGCGGCCGGCATGGCGGTGGTGAGCGGTGAGAGGCCGCGCCAAAATAAGTAGGGATTCGGCAGCTTGGAAACCACAACCTCGGACGGGACCAGCATCTCGCTCGGCAGCGGCGACATCAGCGGCGAGCCGGTGTAACGCCAGGCCACGAGGTCAAAGCCCTGGACTACGTGCCAAAACATTTCGGGGTTTAAAGTGAGCAGCCGCTGCACGCGCGGATTGCGCTCGCTCAAATCCACCGGCTGATCGGCGGCGTCCAGCGGCAGCACAAAAAATTCACCGCGCAGCATCATCCACGAAACCAGCATCTCGAAAAATGTCTGCGCATCCATGGTCGGGTGCGGCTGGTTGAACAGATCCACCACGTCACCGCAGTCAACGATATCTTCGCCGAGTGCTTTCCGACTGAAAGCCAGATGCCTGGGGTCGCCTGACCCCCGGAGGGCGCGGACTTTTTTGGCCCTGCCCCCGGCCACGCGGGAAATGCGGAACGGAATTTGCGCGACGGTCTGCGCCAAGATTGAAACGGCGCAATACACCCAGGCCGACTGCGCGTAAGGGGTGGACATCACCGCGCCACGCCCGGCGTCGTCAACATCCGTCCCGTTCAGAAATGACTGGGCGGGGGGCGAAAGCGACTTCGTTCCGAAGGAAAATTCCTTGCCGCCAATTTTGAAGCTGAAAGTCATTCCACACCCCCAATCAGCGACCCCATTAAGAGGCCATTAACAGCTTGGTGGCTGCGTCGGAAGGCAAAACGGCTGTCTGCACGCGGTGGGTTTGCTTCCGGTGCGCTGGCGGGCAAAATGGGTTTTTGGTTTTTCACGACTTTTTTACCCTACGATGGCGATGATGCCGCCGAGATTGTTGGTGCGCGCTTTTTCCGCGAGTGCCTTGGCCGTGCAACGGTCGGCGTGACCGTCGTCGGTATGCGGCGCGCGATAGGTGATGTTCCCCTGGGGACTGACGACCCGGCAGATGGAATGCAAATCTTCGCGGATGAGCCGGTTGATGGGCACGCGGCATTTTAACTGCTCGAAGGCCATGCGAAGTTTGGTGAACATCTCAACTTTGTTCGCGTTGCCGAAGGTGACGAGTTCGATCTTGCCGGACTTATGTTCCGACAACTTCCACTCGCCGAACTCCTTCACCAGGTAATCGCCCATGCCGACGCCCGGTCCGGTGTAATCCAACGCGACCCGCTGGCAGCAGCGGATGCGCGGACGGAGCAGATCAATCTGGTCGGGCGTGCTCATCGCCCGCATTTCCAAAACTTCCCTCGCCTGCATGACGTCGCCGACAAGCTGGTCCGTCCACGCGACGGACAGATCGCGCTTGCGCGCAAAATCTATCCCCATGAAAAGATTGGGCGTGGCCGCGCCCCAAAATTCCGGCGCGACCATCGTCGTGGCTTCGGGCGATTCGCACTTCGCAATTAAATCGTAAGGCAACAACACGCTGCTGCTGTCCATCGGCTCGCATTCAAACTCCTGCGCCCAAATATCCGAGTCATCCAGCGCAAGCCGCAGCTTCGCTTCGTCGAGCGGCATCCCGTCGGCGATGGCATCGTGGATCGTGACCTTGTGCGTGGAGTAGCCATTTTCCTTCGCGTGTTCCCAAAGGTTGAAGAATTTATTATTGCGGCCGTTGAAGGTGGAGACGACGCGCACCTTGAGGTTGCGGCGGATGTCCGTGCTCTCGCCCGCGAGGAGCGCGCGCCAGCGGTCCAGAAAAGTTCCCGCCAGTTGATTCGCCGTGCCGGGAAACATCGCAGCCCAGATCGCATCCGGGTCTTCGTGGTAGGCGAATTCGTCCAGAATAATATTGGCCGAGTAGCCGCGCGCGGTGGACGGGTTGGCGGGAATGGCAATGATGCGCGAGCCGTTGGCGAGCTGGATGTCCGCCGAGCGGAGCAGTCCCTCGGACATGCCGCCCCGGTCTTCCGCGATGTCTTTGATGACCATTTGGTAGGCGCTCATCATTTCGCGCGCCTTGCTCATCCATTCGAGCGACTGCCGTTCACCGGCCGACATGCAAACCCATTTCGCGCCGACGTCGGTGATGCAATCATGCACCGCCTCGAGCGCGGTGACAGTGGACTTGCCCCATTGGCGCGTCGTCACGCCAATTTTATATTGGGATTTGTCGTCGCAAAATTTCCGCTGCAACGGATACAGCAGATCCTTCGGCGAAAGTTTTTCAGGCGCTTCGTTCACTTGAGAATTTCCTTGAGCCGGCGGCGCTGCTCTTCCGGCGACAGCGTGGTGGATTGAACCACGGCCTTGGACTGCTCGATTTTCTTTTGCAGCAAAGCGAGCTTCTCCCGGTCCAGTTCGAGCCGCTTGTCGGCCCGCGCCTCGGCATGTTCCCTTAATTTTAATTTCGCCGTTTCCAGAATGGCCTTCGTCCGCGATCCCCGCACGGTCACAAATCCGTTCAAGTCTTTGTGCCGGATGGCCAGCAGGCCGAAAGTTTTCTGGCCGAAGTTGTCCAGCTCCTCGTCCGTGATATTCTTGACCTCCTCCTTCAAGTTTAACCGGATGGCGTCCGTCGTCTGCTCGTCCGCTCGCTGTTGCAAGCGCAAGGGAAACCAGCCAAAGAACCCGCACAACATGGTTTGTGAAACCGGCAGCCCGTCGTCCGCCAGCCATTTCCGCACGGCCCGGTAGCTCGTGTCCGGCCAGTCGGCCGTCTTGACGGTGAGCCGCTCCCAGATTTCCTCCTGCCGCGCGAACGGCAGGTTTTTCAACAGCGATTCCGACCGCGGCTTTTTGTCGGCGTCCTCGCGTCTTTTTTTGGTGCGCTCGTTCATTCATTTTGGGCGAGAAAGTCGCGGCCGTCGGCGGTGATGCGCCAGCAGCGGTTTTCCGGGCTGATGGTTTTGCCGACCGGGGCGACGAGGTTTTTGTCCTGGAGGTATTGCAGTTCGGCCAGCACGTCATCGCGTTTGCTGGCGCGGAAGCCGAACTGGCCGAGGAAAATCTGGACGGCCACCAGGGACAGGCCGAATTTTTCGCTGGCGCGCTCGTCGAGCACGCGGAGCAGGGCGGTGCGGAATATTTCTTTTTGTTCAGCGGTCATATTATTTTTCGGCGAGGCGGTCCAGTTTGGAATCCATTCGCGCGAGCTGCTGGTTTTGCAATTCGGTCTGCCCCTGCAAACCGGCGACTTGCCGGCCCACGTGGATCAGGTCGAGGCTGACGACGCCGACTTTGGTGTCCATCAGATCGCGCAGCGAAGCATCGCTGGCGCGGGCGGCATCGCGGATGACGTCCTGGACGGCGTCAAAATGTTTGCGCAAGTCCTCGACCTGGCTCCTGGCTTCCTCGCTCTTCTTATAAGCGCGCGAATGCGACTCGACGATTTCCGCGTGCAGTTTTTTCTCCAGCCTGTCCAGCTCCTCGGCGATGGGCGGGCGGCGGCCAAACAGTTTTTTCCATGCGATGGCCACGCTGAAAACCAAATAAATTATGGATAGAATTCCGACGATGCCGACCAGCGCCTTGAGCGTTTCCGGCCAGTTCAGATCGGGTTGCAATTGGGCGAGGATCATTTCCCGTTCTCCTTTGTTCGGTGTTGAATGTTGAAGTTCCCCTGTGGAATAGTGGCTGCAATTCCACGGGGTGAAGAATGTTGGACGTTCCCTTGTTTGAAATGCTTCTTATGTGGCCCGCCCACGC